TCTGTCTGGGGTGGAAGATGGGATTTAATCCCGCCTCATAACAATCTGGTAATCAGCGAAAATAATTTTGTCTGTTTTGTCTGTTTGTCGGTTTTGTAAAGTTATTGTCTGTTTTTTCAGAATATCATAGATAAAATGGCGATAATAATGATGATAAATACAAGAATAAAAACCCCTTTAATTGTTTTAGAAGAGAATTCATCGTCCCTTGTATCAGTTTTTTCTATCATTACCGATGCTTCATTTTCAGTATCTAATTTAACAAGGTCCGATTTGGCCATTTTTTTTAATACTCTTAATGTGGCTTTGCAATCACCCAGGGCAGTATGGTCACCACCACTTAATTTTTGAAATTTATAATCATTATGGTAATCATTCCATTCCCCGACAAACTTTGAATATTCCTTCATTACACACCAGTAGGAAAATGGAAACTTTTTGCAATTGTTTGCATAACATGTTTGTCGTAACATTCGAGCATCAAACTCGGCATTATACATCAGGATTGTTTTATCTTTAATAACATCAATGAATTTAAAAACTGCAGTTTCAAAGAATGGAGCTTCTGCCAGGTCTTTTTTAGTTAAACCATGAATCAGTGTTGAATCCCTGGATATGGACTTTTTTACCTTAGGTTTTATTAAAGTATTATATAATACATTCTCGTCAAAATCAATTATTGCCATTTGAATAATCTCATCATCATCGGCCAGACCTGAGGTTTCAGTATCCATGATGAGATATTTTTGCTTGTTTTCCAAAACATTTCTGGCCCAGAGGATGGCATCATTTCTATCTTTCAGACTTGGTTTTTTCATCTCTGTCTATTACTATTTTTCCAAACAACTATCATGGTACTTTTTTCCCCAGAAGCTGATCTTCGCCACCAAGTGAGTACAGGGCAATCAATAATTCTTCAATCCGTTTATCTTTTTTAGCGCACTCTTTTTCGAGCCTGGCTATTTCTCCATCTTTTTTTATACATTCTTTACAAAATCCATATTTAATGGAGTCCTCTTCCTCAATCATATCTTTATCTCCGGTAATCAGCCAACGTGCATTGATATTGGGAAATGCATTCAATAGATCCTGAACTATTTGTACGCTAGGGCTGTTGTTTTCGTCATTTAAAAGCCGATACAGTTTTGCAGGGTTTGAACCATATCCCAGCTTCTCTCCTAACTTCTTTGGATTTAAATTATATTGCTTGAGTAATTTTTCCAGTCTGATTTTAAATGACATAGAAAATATTATAAAAAATAAATGATAACATATTTGGATTAATGATAATAAGATTGTATTATTGTGTCATAAATATATCAGAAAGTTATCATATTAAACTTTAAAAAACAATACCTAAATGTTATGACTAGAAGCGAATATGACAAATTAAAATTGAAGCTTCCTAAAAGATACCGATTGATCCTCAGGAAAAGACTTAACAAGTATAGCCTGTCGGCAATAAGCAGCGTGCTCAGGGGAGCTTATGTAAACAACGAGATCATCGACGCTGCGATACAGCTTGCAGAGGAGTATCAGAATGAGCTTCAGAAATATTCAAAAAAAATTGAACAATTATGAGACCCGTTAATCTACCTGCCGGACTTGAAGATAATGATATGGAGATATATATCCATCATGGGGAACTACGGGTGATTTATGACAGTCAGATAATTTCGTTCGACCATCTTCCGGAAAGGATCCGGGATATATTCAGCCAGCATATGATAGCCAACAAGGCAGCACTAAAAAGTTTAAAAACTGACTTAGGATTGACAGATGCCAACGCTATGCTGATGCAGTATATTAAGTGCAACTTTGGCAACTTCGACGGACAGCCTGACATGAACGAGGACGGGTTGACGATATCCGAATGTTGGGACTGTGGCCAGAGAGGAACCTGTCCCGGAGAGGGAAAAGTCTGCAGTAGGATCACCGGCCCGAATGGGATGCTCACAAAGCGAGAAACAGAGATCTTTTTCCTGCTGATCGAAGGCAAGTTCGATAAAGAGATCGCTGCACATTTTGAGGTTACCCTCCCGACAATTGAAACCCAGCTTAAATGCATCCGCGAAAAACTCGGATGCAATAATCGTATCGAGGTGATGAACTTCGCGATCCACCGTAAACTTATATTAATCTGATTTCCACATTTTCCAGATATGGCACAATTTGCAGCAGAAACCAGGACGTGGCTCACGAAAGTGATAAGGCAGAGGAAACGCCTAATACTTTCAAATAAAAGCTTCAAACCGGAGGCAGATGTAAAACAAGCCCTCTATATTCTTGACATGATGCTGAAAACCTACAGGTACGAAAATGACCTGCACATGGCTCGCTTTGTCACGCAGCAGCTTGGCAATATTGCCATGATCCTCCCGGGCTCAGGTTCCACTCTCCGGAGTCAGCGCGAGAGAGAATTTATGGATATCAAAAAGAGGGCGCTCCTGATTTCTGACGCCAGGCCTCTAAGGATCCCTGCCGAACTTAAAATTCCATTCTGATGCTTACAGAAGAAGAAACGAGAGTGCTTAACAGGATCCTGATCTTCTCGATCATACTTGGACTTGTTTTTTTGATTGCAGTAATACTGATGATCCATGGTAATTGAAGGAAAGAAAAATCTGAAACTGGTTAAGGAAAGTTTGCTATCGTATATGGTAGCTTGTTTGGTGGCGATAAAGAGATCTCCTAATAAAGAAGTCGCAGCAACCTTTGAACGAAAACTCGACTCTGTAAACGAACTTCTCGGAGCCGTAGAAACAAATCTCAGCTGGCTAAAAGCGCAGGAAATTAATTAATGCCCCAACTGATCCGGGCCAATGTAAGGGGGTTGACGACAGTAACCCGGATCAGCGGGCTTCACCAAAATATGAGAACGATGGATATAATTGATTTTAACCTTAAGGTTGCGAAGTATGCTTTTTGCTGCCCTGTCTGCGGAACAATGATCAGGAAAGGCGATAACTACATCGAAGAAAACGGAGTCGCTACCTGCTTGTGCCGTATGCCAGCACAGACTCCGCATACGGTAAAAGCTGCATCTGATTTTGAAGAGGCCCTCAGAATAGCCGCCAGGAAGAATCTGAAGCTCAGGCTCGAGATTGAAATTCTGACAATGCATCCGGAAGGGAAAGCAGCCAGGAGCATAAGGCAGAAGTACGAGAGAATCCGTGAGGATATCCGTGCAGAAAAGGAAAAATGTAACGTGGAGGGCTGATAATGACAGTATCTGAAGTTGTTAATAAACTGGCAATGGAGCAGGCCCTTGCGCTTGGTGATCTGGATACTTTGCCTACCTGCAGGAGATATATTCAAATGGCTCTGACTATCGGGCGCGATCACTTCAACGATCAAATGAATGAAATCATCGTATATGATCTGGACGGAAACGAGATCTACCGCTTCAAAGGCATACGCGAAGCAGGACGTCAGCTTAATATTGATACCTCCCATATAAGACGCGTAATCCGAGGCGACAGACATTCACACCTGGGATTCATATTTAGAAAGGATAAAGAACTGGTACCGGCGAGGGAAAGCGCATAATTATGATACTAAAATTCTTTTATAATTCCAACATGATTACACAAACCCAAATACAAGCAATGTCAGAACATCTCACTGATGCTATGACAAAAGAGGACCTCGGGAGAAGAGACGCAGCAAAATTTCTGAATCTCAATCCATGCTACATTACCATGGCGATGAATCCTAAATTCTGGGATTCCATGAGCCGGTTTGCAAAAGACAGAATAAAGGAATGGCATGATAGCAGGGATTTAATTTCAGCATTTCAGATACCAGAGGGAGAGGAAATATGGAAACCTGCTGAGAAAGTTTCACAAAAGACCGCAGTTGATGTGAAAGAAACAGAACCGGTGAGAGAGCAGAACGCACCGGAGGCACCGAGGACCAGAAGAGTTAAAAAGGTAAGGAAGATAAAAGCACCCATATCAAAGAAAGACGTGGAGAAGGAAGTTTTTTATGAATCGACACCGCTCAAATGCGAACCAAAAATTGAATATACCGAAAGAGCCCGCCTGAAAGGGCACTCGATATCGAAATCAACCTGGTTATCAACGGGAAAAAGGTTGCGCTGAATTAGTCAATATGGACAACGCCAGGGAAAAGATTCTTGACCTCGACATTGTTGAAGTCGTTGGTAAATACACACAGCTGAAAAAGGCCGGAGTTAATTATAGAGGATTGTGCCCTATCCACAAGGAGAAGACTCCGAGTATGGTTGTTTCCCCTGAAAAAAATATCTGGAAGTGCTTCGGATGTGGCAAGGGAGGGAACATTATTGATTTCGTAATGGCGAATGAGGGTTTAACGTTCTATGAAGCCCTTAGTAAACTCGCAAAAGAGCATAACATAGAACTGCCAAAAAGAGAACAGACCGACGAGCAGAGAAAGGAAGATCTGCACCGTGAGGCACTTTTCACTGTAAACTCTATTGCCTCGAGGTACTTTGAGGAATGCCTTTATAAACCCGAAAATAAGGCGGCCCTCGATTATGCCCTCTCGCGATGGAGCGAAGAGACAATAAAGCTTTTCAGCATAGGCTTTGCTCCGGGATCCTGGGACGGACTGACAAAAGACTTCGCGAATCGCGGAGTCAAAACAGAAATAGCCCTCGAAGCCGGACTACTGAGAGAAAGCACTAAGAATAAGAAGATATACGATTATTTCCGTGGGAGGATCATGTTCCCCATAAAAGACAAGATGGGAAGGATTGTCGGGTTCAGTGGCAGGGTATTGCCGACGGATCAGCTAGGACAGAAGGAAGAGGCAAAGTACATCAATACCCCTGAGACTGTAATTTATAACAAGGGAAAGATTCTATACGGGCTCAATACTGCTCTCAGATCCATAAGGGAAAAGCAATTTGCCTACCTGGTAGAAGGAAACGCTGACGTAATAAAGCTCCAGGGAATAAACATAAATAATACCGTCGGTACCTGCGGTACCAGCTTAACGAAGGAGCAGATATCTGTCCTCAAACCCCTCATAAAAAGTGTCAATATCATCGGCGACTCTGATAAGGCAGGACAAAAGGCGGTAAAGAGAAGCGCTGAAATGTTGATACAGGAGGGCATATCAGTATGTGTCGTGACTTTTCCGGAGGGAGAAGAAAAGCAGGATCCAGATTCATTCTTCACTTCTGAAGAGCAGTTTAAGGAATATGTAAACAAGAACATCCCTGACTACATCCTTTACAGGGCAAGACAACTCGCCGAAAAGGCACATAACCCTGACTTCAAAGCGAAGGCAGTGGACGAATTGAGCAGCCTGATCTGCAAGCTCGAGGATCCGACACTCCATGAACTCTACGCGGACCAGCTGGGGAAGATAATAGGATCAAAAAAAGCCTGGACTGATAAAATTAAGTTTATCCTGAGGGAGGAAGGGAAGGAAGACAATAAGGAGAAAAAAGACTTTATACCGGCCAATGTCGACGTTAACGAATTTGAGCGTTACGGGTTTTATTCGGACAAAGACGGATACCACTTCCGCACCAGGCAGGGTATAACCAGGGGCTGTAACTTCACCATGAAACCCCTCTTTCATATCCAGAGCGTCATAAATGCGAAGAGACTGTACCAGATCACAAACGAATACGGCCACACCGAGGTAATTGAGCTGCTGCAGAAAGATCTTGTTGCCCTGGCAAGCTTCAAGGTGAGAGTCGAGAGCCTTGGCAACTTCCTTTGGGAGGCTACCGAGACAGAACTTAATAAGCTGAAGCGGTACCTCTACGAGAAAACCGAGACCTGTATAGAAATCACACAACTCGGCTGGCAGAAGACAGGGTTCTATGCCTGGGCGAACGGGATATATAACGGCCAATTTACAGCCGTGGACGGAAACGGGATAGTAAAGCACGGGGATAAAAACTATTATCTGCCTGCGTTCTCCAGTATCTATAAAGGGGAAGACGGGCTATTTATGAGTGAAAGAAAATTCATTCACCGAGAGGGCAATAAAATAACACTCTACGATTATTCCCGCCGGCTGATAGATGTTTACGGGGATAACGCCATGATCGCGCTGTGCTTCTACTTTGCCACTCTCTTCCGCGATTACCTGGTCAATATCTTCAACTTCTTTCCGATACTGAACCTGTTCGGTCCGAAGGGCGCCGGTAAGACCGAGCTGGCTGTTTCTATCCTTCATTTTTTCGGGCGCGGGGGTAAGGGACCTAACATCAATAACACCACCAAGGCAGCCCTGGCTGACCACGTGGCTCAGATCGCAAACGGTTGTATCCATATCGACGAATACAAAAATAACATCGACTTCGAGAAGATCGAGTTTCTGAAGGGATTATGGGATGGAACCGGACGAACAAAGATGAACATGGACAAGGATAAGAAAAAGGAGACCACCGCTGTTGACTGCGGAGTGATTCTCTCCGGACAGGAAATGCCAACTGCCGACATTGCCCTGTTCTCGAGGCTTATTTATTTGAGTTTCTTCAAAACAGAATATACCGAGGATGAAAAGAAAAACTTCACGGAGCTGAAGGAGATTGAAAAGAAGGGGCTTACTCATATCACTCATGAGATCCTTACCTATCGGGATTTTTTCAAGGAAAACTATCTCGGAGTTTACGATCATATCTCAATGGAAATATCCAGGGAGTTAGGGAAAGAGATCATTGAGGACCGGTTGTTCCGCGGCTGGGCCATGATCGTAAGCGCTTTCGCTACTCTCGAGAGCAAAATAAGCGTTCCCTTCACCCGCCCTGAGCTTATATCATCAGCGGCCAGACAGCTGAAGATACAGCAGAAGGAGACCAGGACGAGCAACGAGATCTCCACTTTTTGGAATTTAGTCCAGTACATGCAAGCAGACGGAATGATCCAGGAAGGCGTCGACTTTAAAATCGACTTTGCAGTTTCTTCTATTAAGACAGATGTTGTCGATGCTCATTTCCCCGAACCGAAGAATGTCCTCTTTATTCAGTACAGCAGGATCATTCCCCTTTACCGGAAGATCGGAAAAACCAACAATGAGAAAATTCTGCCGGCTGATTCGATCGATTATTATTTAAAACATGATAAGCGGTACCTGGGGAAAAAACTGATTGCATTCAGGGCTTTGGATCCAAAAACGGGTTTGGAACTCACAGATGGCAATGGAAACAAAAAAAGGAAGGTTACAAACGCTTATGCCTTCATTTATGACCTGCTTGGCATCACTTTACACTCGGAAGAAACTGAGGATGATTTATTTAAACCACTTAACAGTAAGAGGCAGGATGATGATCCACCGTACTGAAAAATATTTTTTGAAAAACTTGGCGATAAAAAGGCATCTACAGCATCTACAACCATCTACAAAATATAAAATACTGATAATAAATAATATATAAAGATAAACTAAGAATATGAAACATCTACAACCATCTACAACCATCTACAAGCATCTACATTCATCTACAGAAATCAGGGTTAAATCTACAACCCTTAAAAATGATGATACTGAATATCAATTAAATAAAAGTTGTAGACGGTTGTAGATGCTGTAGATGGCAAAATAGGTATCCTGTGCAGAAAAAATAAAATTTTTTGGTATGGAAAAATTCTTTTTACAGAATAGATTTTTAACTCCCGATTTTGATGATATAGAGTTTCAATGGAATCTCTCAGTTGAAGATATTAATGAATCAAATAGAGGGTATGATGACGCTATAGCATTCATCGTAACAACATTCAATTGTTCGGAAGATCCTTATGATGTATGCAATAGTATTGAAAATGCCCTGATATCTGTTTTTTTAAAATTAACGCACGACAATCATTCTAAAAGTTATCTGGCAACCCATTGCAGAATGATTATACAGAAGATATCTGAGCAGATAGAATGTTATCCAAGAGTATTACGCTTTTTATTTACACGAGAGAACGAAGCCAGTTTTATTTTTTATGCAGGAATTTTTAATTACCTGTTTTTTAGAAACTAAAGGATTATTTGTAATGATAATTTATGTCCCCGACTCAATCCGTCCTTACAATCCAGGCTTTCCTGATAAAGTTTTGTCGAGATACATTGATAATGTATGGCGCGATTGTGAGGCCATGCGTCCGGGGGATAAGTGGATAATAAGCGAGATTGCAGAAAACCATCCTGATCTTTTTGTTGCGTGTGTAAAGAACTACATGGACGAACATGATAACCAGGACGGGATCTCATTTAACAATGAAAAATGTGAGGTGCTCAGGAAGACTGATGTATCACTATTACAAAAATAATAACCTTAAAACTAAAATAATATGTCTTACGGAACATGCAAAATTTGCGGATGTACAGAAGATGCCGCCTGTTACCATCCTGAATTCGGTCTATGTTTTTGGATCGACGAAACACATGAACTCTGCAGTCATTGCGTAGAACTGAAGGATGACCTAGATGTAATACGAAAGGCTGATTTTGAAAAAAAAAGGATTAATAACCCTAACACCAAAAAAACATGAAGTACTATTTCACATTAATCAGCAACGACTACCGGGCTGCAATAAAAAGGATGTTTAAATAAAAAACCAGATAACGATGAGAGATCTGTATAACTTTTTCTTTTACAAAAACTACCGGATTAAGGAGATTAACTCAACATATCCTACCGGGTGGATCTATGTTACCAATCCGATCACGGAATTAGAGGCGCGGCTATGGCTCTGGAGCAATCACTGTAAAGCCAGGGAAAACGCCGGACCATCTCTTAATATTTGCAGTGAACTAATCTGGTGGCAGGCAGAGAACATTTACGCTAACTTATAGATTCAACAATGAACGACAAGAAAGAAGGTACTAATGACGGACTTAAGGCTGAGGGTAGGTTTCCAAAGCAGCTGGGGCAGATCCCATACAAGCGTAAAAACCATCTTCCCGGAAGAAATGACAAGTGTACGTGCGGAAGCGGACTGAAATTCAAACACTGCTGCGAGAAAAACATGAGACGGAGCATACAGAAAAAGTTCATTGAAGCCAGGCAAAAGAAAGTCAAATAAAAAAGCACTGAAAAATGATACACGAAAGAGGTTACTGGCTAAGCCAGGAGGAGATCAAGACGCATGAGTTTGATGAAAGACTCTGCGAGGCGATCATTAAAAAGTATGCCGGAGTAAAAACCGCTGTTGATATCGGTTGCGGTCCCGGCAGGTATGTAATGAAGCTGATCGGCGCCAGGATCCCCTGCACAGGATACGACGGATCCCCGCTTACTCCAAATTTAACAGGAGGTCTTTGTCAGGTCATGGATTTTTCAGAACCGGTCAACATAGGTCAATACGACCTGGTTCTCAGCCTGGAGGTTGGAGAACATATCCCTGCAGCTTATGAGCAGACATTTCTGGATAACCTTGCAAGGGCTGCCGATAGGTACTTGGTTATGAGCTGGGCAAAAGAAGGGCAGGCGGGTGTCGGTCATGTTAACTGCCGCAGTAATGAATATATCATTGCTGAAATGTTTGCCCGTGGATTTAAGTTTGATATTGAATCTACGGAGCATTTACGAAGGGAAAGTACCCTGCCCTGGTTCCCTGAAACCTTAATGGTATTTGTGCGATGAACGAACCTGTAACTGCAATATTCTTCTCGTGCCGGCGGCTACAGGACTGCTGTGCTTACTGAAGATTACGTCATCAATATTAGTATTGGAATTCATGTGAATACATGACAAAATAAAAAAAATGAAAATTGAAGTCTTTGCACTCTGCTATAACGAGGAGATCCTTCTCCCGTTCTTTCTGAGGCACTATGAAAGGTTTGCCTCCAGGATAACAGTATATGATAACTACTCTACCGATCGCAGCCCTGAGATATGCCGGGCGCATCCACTGGTTAACCTGGTCCAGTACGATTCGGGCAATCAGATCCGGGATGACCTGTATCTTGATATCAAAAACAACTGCTGGAAGCACTCAACCGCTGACTGGGTTGTTGTCTGTGACATGGACGAGTTTTTGATAGGCCTTGAGTTGCTCCCTTCCATCGACTCTCAGGGATATACAATAATAAGCCCTGACTGGTGGGAGATGTTATCGGAAACGATTCCAGACAGCAGCTCAGGAGAGCAGATCTTCACTATCGTAAACAGAGGCGTGAATCTCGGACAGGCAACAAAGAGTATCATCTTTAAGCCCGGTCAGATCCAGGAGATAGAATACAATCCTGGCTGTCATTCATTCAATGCTCAGGGCGACGTTAATCTGCTGCGGACCGGTGACATGAAGATCCTGCATTATAAGAATCTGTCTTTACATTATGTTTTAGAGAGGAACGCTCTTTTTGTAGCCCGTCTCAGCGATATCAACATTCAGAAGAGCTGGGGCTTTCACTATAATTTTGCACCTGAAAAGGTAGAAGCATGGTTCAACAATATGCTGCAGAGGGCGGTAAAAGTGGAGGGCGTGCTATGAAAAACCACGACTATGCTTATGACACTGTAATTGAGGATAGCTGCTTTATAGCCTTCCTGGTGGTGGTCTAATTGATTGTACTGAGCGGACTTGCCGATATAAGTTATGGTATCTGGCTAATAATTGAGAAGTGGGTTTGCTAACGGATACAAATAAAACAAGTTAAAAATATTAGTGATGGCACTATTAACAGACGATTGTGACATTAACAATAACCGACTTATTACCTATGTGGGAGGCAATGGAGATTACTATATCGAAATTATTGGTGATGATGACAGAAGTTTAGCTGTGCGAATAGCTATGAGTGGGGGAATTGCACCCTTAGAAGTAAAGCTGGCAGCTGTTGCCTTTTATCGAGCAATGGAAAAGACCGGATTAAATGAACGCAATAATACCCCAATGGTACGATGAGCGATGGAATTTTTAATTGGTTTTATTAATAGTTAGGTTGCGTACTTGGTTAAAAAGGCAGTTTTAAAAATAAGTTCAAACGGTACGGCTCGGCAAGATCTGAAGTTAAAAAGGTAAAGATGATAAGTGAAGTTTATAATGAGGACTGTATGATCGGGATGGCGAGATATCCTGATAAGTATTTTGATCTGGCTATTGTAGATCCTCCGTATGGAATTGGAGAATACTGGATGAAATCAAAACGCACATATAATTACGGCCGGCAATCATGGAATAATGAAACACCTGGTGAGGAATATTTTCAGCAGCTTTTTAGAGTTTCAAAAAACCAGATTATCTGGGGTGCAAACTATTATTGTCAGTTTTTACCTCAAAGAAATAGCTGGCTTATATGGGATAAAAACAGAAACTCTGAAAAGACATTTATGAGTGAAGCAGAGTTGGCTTGGACATCTTTGAATATTGTAATGAAGATTGTTAAGATCACGTGGGATGGAATCCATAAAGCTGGCGAACATAGGAATATACCTGCAAATAAAAATATTCATCCTTGTCAGCGACCTGTGCAATTATATACGTGGCAGCTGAAAAAGTTTGCAACGCCGGCATTCAAGATTATCGATACTCATATGGGTTCCGGCAGCTCTCGTATTGCTAGTTATGATTTTGGATGTGATTTTGTTGGATTTGAAATTGACCCTGGTTATTATGAAAAGCAGGATAAAAGATTTGAAATACATAAACAGCATCTTGTCATGTCGTTCTGAGTCATTGCCTTTATTATTCGATAAAGGCAGTTACTCAGAGTCCAGTGTCACGGTTGCGTGGAATGAAATGGAACGCTACCGTTGGCTGAGGGGAAACATCCTGCCTTTTTTGTATTATTGTAAGTTCTAATCAATACCTTATGCCATGAGACCAACTGTTGCTTTATTATTTCTTCTTCTCTTAATGCCTTCCCTGAGCGCCCAGGAGACACCTTCCCCTACAGACACGGTAAAGTTCTACTACTGCGAAATGCTCGCAATGGACCAAGCCCTTGCCCCTATGCGGAGCTTTATGGTTAACTTTGGAGAGGAAAAGCAATTTGAAAACAAATATGCGGATCTGAAGCAGGGTAAATTCAAATCCTTTGTATCAGCTGCTATTCCCCTGAACATCCTGGCTCAGGACGGATGGCAGCTGGTCACAGTCTACAGGACGACCGTTCTGAAGGAACCTGGCGACTGTTACATACTACGAAAACCAAGATAAGGGAAAGCCTTTTCCTGACCTCTTATCACATCCGGATCCTCCAGGTTTCGGATTTTTTATTGCTCTGCCCTGCTGCTTTCCTTTTCGTTTATGAAATTTCTTACGAAAAAAATGTAACTCTGTAACTTACTCCAAATAATTAAAAAATAAGAGAATTGCAGGTTACACTTTTTGGTTACACTTTTTCAGGGTTACAAAAAAAAGTGTAACCTTAAGTAACGGAATTACCCGGTTACATTTTTATTTCTGATCTGCAGCCCATGGTTACATTTTGAGTGTAACCTTTATTTAGTTGAAAACAAATATTTTACAAGGAAAAAAACCGCCTGTTACAGGGTTACACTTTTTTATGTGCTTTTTATCACAGTCACATCATAACTAATCTTTCATCTGGCAGCACCTGTCCTTTTTTGCTTTCCTGTTTCGCTTTAAAATTGTACTCACTGGTTTTTCTCATGCTCAGGTTTAGGTTTCAAAAAAGAGGTGGACAACTTTCTCGTTTCCACCTCTTTTTTTTTATCAGATATTCTTAAATTTGAGCATTACTGCTGTTAACCCCCTTTTTACTTATTAACCAGGATCTTTCTGTCCTTGACAGGAAGACTGTTGTAATTATATTTTTGTATGGCAGACAATTTTACGATTGAGATCCATTGTAAAAAATATGTGAAGGCGTACCTTGAAATGCATTGCGGGATCCCGGCAGACCTCCGGCATATTCCGGATCTTCTCCTGGAGCTTCGATCGGGACTGATGAACAAACCAGGGCACAGGGAAAAGGCAGAAGTAATGAAATACACTGACACGGTGAGGATTATTATCCCTCCAGATTATTTTTACCGGCACGGATGGGAGATGAATAAGGAGAATGAACTCGATTTTAACAGAATGGTAGAGCAGAAGATAAAGTTTTTTATGAGGCAGTATGTTGCCCTTAACCACGCCCTGGGTTTTCCTGTTGCAGTCTGCATAAGGGAATTTCAGGAGAAATTCGGCTTTTATGAGCACATCTGGAGTTATGAAAGCATAAAAAAAGATTTTTACCGGAATGGGAAAACCGTTCCCTTGTCAGCATTGAGATTATTAAAGGAAGAAATCACTAAAATACTTTTGGACAATTTGTCTGAAATGAGGACATATTCGAAGAAACTTTTAAAGGGAAACTGTAATGAATAACATGGGTGGAATTAATCGTCTTTACCTCGTCGATGCCGACTATTTTTCGGCTCTCGACCAGGACTCAGGCTTCATATATGATCTCCTGCTCGACTCGGGAGTGGAAATGAACGAGATTGAGTTTACTGAGGACACCGGAAGGGTCTCAGAGACAGAGGAAGAAACTGATGACGGTGTGGTATTTAACTATGAAGCTACGGTTCTGGTTCCAAAGGTAAGCCCGGGAGATTCCCGCCGGTTTTCGTCCCTGCGAGACAAAAAGCTGCTGGTACTGGTGCGCGACAATAACGATCTCTGGTGGCTGACAGGCGCCCCCGGATCGTATTTCAAGATAAGCATATCTGCATCTACAGGCACTGCTGCAGCTGAGCGTAATGGCAGCACACTTACAATATCAGCATCATTACCATCCGGATCGGTCTTTATAAATGAGCTTCCGTAAGCCACAGTATATCAATTAGCTTAATTTTATTTTTGTCCTTTTTTCTGCCTTTTCCTGCATGTAACATTGCGGGAAATGGACGCGAACAATATTTATTTATACCGCCAAATACTTAAAGGCAAGTGGTTTATCCACTGGTCTTATGCCTTATCTCTTGCCCCGCTCCTGGGCAACCTCTTCCAGGGAAAATCGATGGGTGACGCCCGCGACTGGCGTGGCGATCAGACAACAAACCTGGAAGAGTCGGAATCGAGAGCTAAATTTCCAATTATCTGCGGCACTCATGCATCTGCAGTTTCAGCATTTTCGAAATATGATGATGCTCCTGAGGGAAGCGTTGCCCTGGTACCACTTAAGTCGGTGATGGTGAAATATGGAACCATGTGCCAGTATGGTACCGAGGAGATCGCCGGCTTTATGATGCAGGCTGCAGCTTCAAAAAAGATTGTCGCGGTGGTTCTCGACATCGACTCCGGCGGCGGATCCGTTGACTCTATACCCCCCTTGCTCGAGGCAATCAGGAAAGTACAGAATATATATAACAAACCGGTCATTGCAAGCGCTGATCTCTGCGCCTCGGCTGCTTATTATGTAGCCGCTCACTGCGATCGTATTATTGCAAATAATCCCGTGTCAGCCGAATTCGGCTCCATTGGAGTAATGATGAGCTGGTGGGATGTTCAGCCTTATTACGAAAAGGAAGGATTTGTATTCCATAAAATTTACGCTCCGGAGAGCACTCACAAGAACCTTCCATTCGAGAAAGCCCTGAAAGGAGAATATGACCTTATAAAGGAGGAGGAACTGTCGCCCCTGGCGATCGGCTTCCAGAACTCTGTCAAAGCAGCCAGAGTATCGAAGCTCGATCTTAAGGTTGAAGGGATATTAAACGGGCGGATGTTTTATGCCGACAATCAGAAGAATTCTGCTCTCTCGGCTAAGACAGTAGGCCTGATCGACGAGGTTGCGGACCTGGACAGGGCAATTTCCCTGGCAAAAGGACTTGCTGAAGTAAGAAAAATATTCAACGAATAGTCATGGAAAAGAAGGCTGGTAAACTGAAACAGATCATCAATAAGCTCCTGGGCACAGACAAGCCCTGGAAGCTTGGATATGACGGACATCTTGATGTTGAAGCAGGTGAGCTCGCGCGGATCCGCGAGGAATATGGCGAAGACTTCATATCAAAATTTGAAAAGCTTCTGAGCGAAGAAAACGAAAATACTAATAATCAAATTCAAACTGAAATGCCAAAAATTCTAACTCTGGCGCAGGTTTGCGCCGTGCTNNCGTGCTTGGTGTTAAGGAGCTGCAGGCCGCCGATAACGGATCTGTCACACTTAACGAAGAGCAGCTGAACGCCCTCGAGGCTGAGCTGAAAAAGCTTCAGGACGAGAAGACAGCTGCTGAATCAAAAGTGGCTTCTGCTGTCACCGCGAAGGAGACTGCAGAAAATGCCCTGTCGGATGCCGTGAAGGCAATGGACGATCTGGATGCTTCTGTCACAAAGGCCGTGAAGCCTGCAGAGAAGGTTGAAGCTATCCGCACACTGCTTGCTGCAAAGCCGGCCGTGGATGCCTCGCAGAACCTGGGAAAGGACGGACAGTCTGACCTTGCTCTCCAGGGCAAAGATGAAGTTAACAACTACATCCGCGACAACTTTTGAAATCACTAATATTTAAATAAAAAAAGCCGTGGATTACACGAAACCAATCAACATTACCGACGTCAACAACACGGCGGTAAAATACGCCAACATGCTGAAGCCTCTGAATATGATGGCAGTGGCGGAAGTACTGGCAAACTGCCAGCCCATCTTTGGCGTCAAGGATTCTATCAAGCTCGGAAAGGTTGAACACGGAAGCATAAGCAAGAAGTACGATGGTACTTTCACCGGCGACGCTTCTGTTGGAACCATCGTTCCGAGGACACTGACGGTCTACCCGATTGTCGCTGAACTTGCCGACGAGCCCGAGAGGTACCGCCGTTCGTTCATCGCCGAAGTTGCCGGCAACATGTGGGCTCAAAAGCACCCCTTCGAGCTCTGGATTCTCCAACATGCTATCAATCTCGCCTCGGAAGAGCTTTTTTATGCTCTTTTCACAGCTAAATATGACAGCTCTGCCCTGAAGAAAACCCTCAATGACTCATTCGACAGCTGGAATGCTGTCATCGACGCAGACATAGCTGCAGGAACCATCGCAGCTGCTCACAAGAACCTGTACTCCGGTGATGAAGCTATCACACGGTCAAACGCCGGTGAATACCTGCTCGACATGTACCGCAGCCGTCATGCCGCTCTCCGCAACCGCGATCTTAATGCGTGGATCAGCCTGGATGTTGCCGACATATATGATAACTGGTACCGCGACGAGCATGATGCTCCTCCTTTCGTTGATGCTTCCGGTCTGATGAAGCTTGAGGGCACAAACGGAAGAGTTAACCTGATCCGCAGTGCCGCCATGCCGGAAGGAAGCCAGAGGGTGATCCTTACCACTAAGGAAAACATGGTGTTTGGCACCGACAACATCGCTGATCTCAAAGCCATGAAGGCATTTGAAAGCGGTAACCCCTACCTTTTCACGATGACCATGAAATACGTGTGGGGCTGCCAGTTTGTATCTGTGCATGAACGTGAATTTGCAGTTAACGATCTGTCAGCTACAGGATCAGGATCAGGTTCGGAATAGTTTCAAAATCTAAATCTGAAAAGCTATGGATTTTGTAAACATTGACAAAAATCTCACCAACGGTGAAAACATGGGAGGCCTCGTTCAGACATGCATCTTCGGCTTATGGGAAGATGTGGCAACCTGGCCGGCCGCTCCGGTCTTTCCGCTGACCGTCGAGGATAACGGTGAATGGACCGGCGATCTGGTTATGAAAGCCGGGAAAAACGCCTTCACCTTTTACTCCACCGACGACACATCGGAGTTCAAGATCAACCCAGTAGGTGAACAGGATGGAATGTCGTTCGAACAGGAACTTACGATCTTCAACCCCGGACTGAAAAAGAAGCTGCTGGGATTCATTTCGGCTGCAAAAAATGAGAACCTCTTCTTTATTGTCCAGGACTCTGAAGGTCAGTATTACCTGATCGGCGACGCCAAGAGAGCTGCACACATGGTTTCAGGAGAAGTAGGCACAGGGAAAGCAAGCTCTGACCGCAAGGGAGCGAGCCTGACTTTTAAACACAAAACCAATACCCCAAGGGTATATACAGGCGATGTGACTGTACTGCTCGGAGGATCTTCGTAGAAATCCCTTCATCGAATGCCATACGCGACAATCCCGCCAGGAGCAATCCTGCGGGATTTTTTACGTGTCCTTTTTTGCCCGTTTGACTGCCTTTATCATTGCGGCATGATCTATTTTTTCACTCCATACTCATTTGAGAAGAAGCTTTTTGAAGCGATAGATACCTACATGAATCTCCTTCAGGACGAAGACTGGGCCTGCATAATGGATGGCGACACGGCTTTTCTCCGCTCAGATTTCGGATTCCGGATCAAAGAATATACTGATGAATACCCTGACGCCGGTTTGTTCACCTGCTATGCCTCCAGGTGCCATTATCAGTTTCAGCAGGTCCATGGCGGAGCAGACATAGCAGATCCTTCAATCCTTCGGCATAAAGACATATGCGACGAGATAGACGCGGCTAACCGGCTGCAGGTAGAGGTGGTTGAGAGACGTATTGCGGGCCACCTTATGGTCATACGCAAGGGAGTGTGGAAGATTGTCCGCAGAACAGTAATGCTCCAGGTGGTCGCTTATAACACGAAGATCCTTGGAGTGGACACGAAGATCAGCTATTCCATGCTGCAGCACGGCTTCAAGATTTACCTGATGAAAGGAATCTATATCCTCCATTATCTCCGGATGAAAGAGGGGATCAATTATAAAAATCACTTGTTATGAGAGTTTTGCTTATCACGCCGGACCGGTCCGACAGGCCTGAATTTCTTGATCATTGTAGGTACCAGATGGGACGACAGACCCTGAAGGCTGAGCACCTGATTATTAATTATGAACCGGTTCCCGGGGTGGTTGACCTGGTACCAAGGGTAAAGAAAGGACTTGAAGCTGCAAGGGCGATGAATGCAGATTGTCTCTTGATCATCGAGAACGATGACTATTACCCCGATAATTATGTAGAGCTGATGGTCCGGGCGCTGGATCACATCAAGATTGTAGGATCTGACAGAACGATTTATTACTCGCTTCAGCAGAATAGCCTGAAGATTATGCACCATCCCGGCCGGTCTTCTCTTTTCTTGACCGGCTTCCTGGTTGATCCTATGAAGAACTTCCAATGGCCAGAGGATACGATGCTCTATTTCGACATACATCTCTGGCAGCGATACTTTGGGAGGAGGGGTTTTATCAACTTTCCACAGTCGCCAGTCGGAATGAAACATGGAGTTGGTTTCAGCCCTGGCAATTTTCATAACGGGATAGTGAACGGACGGAAAATGACCGGGATGCTTCCGGATCCCGGGAGAAAATGGCTGAAAAGCCATGTACGAAAGGAGTCATTTGAGTTTTACCAGAAGCTTTTTCCATGCCAATAGATATTGTTTACCCGCTTGGTTCAGGCAGTCTCTGGGAAAACAATGAGCTGCGATTCTCTCTCAGGGCTCTCGAGAAGAATCTGAAGGGATATCGTAATATCTATGTGGTTGGTGTAAAGCCTCCGTGGATACAGAATGTGATCCATATTCCCTTCCCGGACCAGCTGGTGAATAATGCAGACGGGAATATTATCCGAAAGGTTCTGAGGGTTTGCCAGGAGGAGGATCTGAGCGATGATTTCCTCTTCATCAACGATGATCATTTCATTCTAAAATCTATTGAGGCCTCCCAGATCCCTCCTTACCACAAGGGAGATCTGAATAAGTTTCCGAAAGGTTTCTTTGAGCAGTCGTTTTGGCGCGGAAGACTATGGAGGACAAAAAATATTCTCCAGGAGAAAGGATTCTCAACATTTCATTTTGACGGGCATATTCCTATTGTGTTCAATAAGCACCTGTATCCTGAGGTAATGTCTCAGTTCGATTTTGAGAAGAATATAGGATTCACAATGAAGAGTCTTTACGGGAATGTTGTTTATGGGACAAATGCTCCAAGACTTCAGGGGGAAAAGGTGACAATCTTCAAGATAATGCCATACGAGAGCGTGAAGAGGCTCACCCGAGGCCGTCAGTTTGCAGCGGTTAACAATGCAGGCCTGAAAACCGGATTCAAACGCTGGCTTTACGAGGAATATCCTTTGCCAAGCAGCTACGAAACTGATATCGATACCAGGGAAGGATTTTTTGAAGTGGCCGGCTGGATAGAAAGCGATCACAACTATGAGGAAGGGATCCGCATCTTCGAGAAATACGGCAAGTCGCGCAAAGTGAAAAAGTTTCTGACCAGGGATGCATCTACCGCCCGACGTATGAAGCTCGAGCACTCAATGAAGGATTTACTAAACTATCTATAAATGGAAATAAAGAAACGTATTACAGCGTGGCTCTACGGGCCACAGGACTACCAGGAAGGAGTAAGTATCCTGCAGGAGATCTCCAGGAAACATAAAGTAGTTGGCAAACTCCTCAAGGGTGAGTCAAAGACCAGGGCGGAAAAGCTCGCTTATATGCTCAGTAAGGAGCTCGGACTTAAGACGGTACCGAAGCCTGTCTTTCATAACATCAAAAGCAAGCAGACGCCAAAGCCGGAAAAGCCCAGGGAAGAGGCCACCCCCGAAGAGGGAAGGCTCAGCCTGATCGGTAAGGATGCGAAGCTGTCGGACTTCCCGGTGGAGATACAGCAGGTTATCAACGATTATTCAGCTCTCTACAGGGAGAGAGGGAAAATGCACAAGATGCTCGTATTTATAGGAGACGGGAACGATGATGTGTCCGTTAGCCAGCGGGCCGATCTTGTAGGGAAAATCAAAGATACTTCCGAGAGAATGGAAGAGTTTTTTGAAGCTTACGATGCCTTTAAGAAGGACGGGGTAATCCTTTCAAAATCGCTTTATCCGGATCCCGATTCAAAAGTACCGCCGGATCCGGGGCCTGATCAGAGTGTGGAAGACATGAAAAGGCTGAAGAAAAACCTGCAGGCCTCCCTGGTGAAGGACCGGAACCTCATTCTTTACAAAACAAAAACAAAGCCGGAGAACGGAACTGAAAATCCTCTCCCTGCAGGACCGAAGAGAATAAAACTCGAGAAGCGCATCAAGGCAAAGGAGAAGCAGATCGCGGATCTCGAGATGAAAATAGCAAAGGCGGAATAACATGGCACGGCATGCTCTCGAAGACCAGAAGTATGAGCTAATCAAAGCTCATATCATTAACCCGGCGGATAGTCCGCTGCCTGCGGATATGCAGGAGCAGCTGAACAGAATAATGTCGATGGCCGGTACCCTGGATCGTTATCCTATAGCCAAACATGCGGTAGCTATACACCTGAAGAAGTATAAGGGATTAAAGCGCACTCAGGCTTATGCTGACTGCGACATTGCCAGGCGGTTATTCCCTACGATCCGCAACAATCAGTATGACTTCTGGCAGACGTGGCTGATCAACGACATTTCTGAGAGCATTCGACGCTGTAAGAACTACCATAACATCAAAGCAGAAAAGGTCATTGCATCTCTTTACAACGTAATGATCAAAGCTATCGGAGAGAAGCCGGTGAAAGAGATTGACCCGAAGCTTGTGGAGCAGCACACATTTGTCCTCACTGTGAATATTAACGGCATGCCAACAAACATTGACCTCATGAGCTTTCTGGGACTTTCTCCTGGTGCCAGGAAGAAGTTTACTGATGCTATTGTCACAGAGATAGATGATGAGGATGCTGTAAAAATAATTGACTCATAATGGAACTTATTCAGCTCAATAAGGTACAGCAGGTATCGGTCATCCAAAGCGCAAAGAACAAAGTTGACGTATGGGGCCGTGGTACAGGTAAATCCTTCCTTGTGGGATGGGATGTAAACATGATTAACCGCACGATGCCTCGGGCTATTTCGGCGGTTACAGGTCAGACGTATGGTCAGCTTCTTACACGGACGCTGCCTTCAACCTTCAAATTCCTTGAGAGCCTGGGATACAAGCGTCACAGCGACAAGAATGATCCCGGCAACTATGTCATCGGCGTGAAACCACCGCCCCATTTCATTACTCCTCTGGAAAAAATAATGAGATACGACAACGTTATCTCGTTTAGTAATGGAAACGCCCTCCTGATGCTGAGTCAGGATAGGACAGGGAGCGCTCGAGGTCCGAATGTGGACTATGAGATACTCGACGAGGCCCTGACGATCGATAAGGAGCGTTATGACCAGGAAACATCACCTACCAACAGGGGTAACGAAGAGATTTGGGGGAGCAGATCGAGATCACCTGTTCCCTGGCATCACGGCTTCCATTACGTCTCCTCCATGCCTTTCAGCTCCAGTCAGAAATGGCTGCTCAACTATGCTGATTACTACGAGTCTGAAGCAGGGATCCCGATCCTGAACATCTGGAACCGGATCGTTAAGCTTCAGCTCGAGCTTATCCCTGCAGCCAAGGAGAAGAACAGCAAACTATTCCGGGAGGTATGGAATGAGACAATAAGGCTTAAGAAGCAGATACTTCCTTTCGTTTCAAAGGATGGTCTGCTTTTTACCCTTGCAAACGCTTTTGACAACCTGGAAAACGTGGGTTTGGGATATATAATACGGGAACATGACAAGCAGACTCTTCTTACCTTCCTGATCGAGATCATGAACATGGTTCCGGATAAGATAGAGGATTGTTATTACTCAATCGATGACCATAAACATGTTTACTACAACAGCACAAACGATAAGTTTATCAGGGATTATGCTGCAGATACCTCTTTCGACTTCAGTAAGCTCGAGAGCCAGGACAGTCGCTTTGATATGGACTGTAATACAAACCTTCCCCTGGACATAGTGCCTGACTGGGGCGCGAAGATATGCCTTCTCTCTGTTGGACAGGAAGGAACCTGGGATTTCATAACAGGAGAGAGGATCCCCGTTGACAATATAATCAATGAGTTCCATGTTAAGCCAGGAGAAACCAATACTGTAATGATAAATGAGCTCATTGATAACTTCTGCAGATATTACCAACATCATATAAAGAAAGAGATAAACTACTACCGTGACCGTTATGGTGACAGCCGCCAGCCGAATGCAAAGAACTCAAAAAGCTACAACGAGCAGGCAATCGACAGGCTTATGAAGAATGGCTGGGCAGTGAACAGTATCGTACATCGGGGAATGGAACCGCCGCAACATGAAAAATATCTGTTGTGGATGAACATCCTGAAGGGAGGAGATCCCAAGTACCCGGCTGTTCGCTTCAATGGTATGAAATGTAAGTTCACCCTGATCTCGATGAACAACACCCGTGTGATAGAAGACAAAGGCAAATTCACTAAAGACAAAAGCTCTGAGCGAAGCAATAAGATACTGCCTGAAGAGGCTACTCACTTTGGCGATGCAGTTGACAAGCGCATATGGACCAAGTACGGCAGCCTGCTCACCTCTGACTCGACGTTCATCGCTCCAAAGTTCTGATTTCATTTTGATTTCGTTTTGCATTTGAATTTTGGGCAGCTTTTGCCCTCATATTTCAACTGTGATTTGCCTTTTTTGCTGCCCGCCGAGAAAGGGCGGGCATCGCATCAGCTTAGAGCCACAAAATAAGGTTTTTGCATTTTTCATTTTTAGTCCGATAGCTCTCAGGTTGTTATTTTAAAATTTTTCGGACTCAACAGCTTCAAAAACCCGTGTCCTTTTTTCAATATCCATAAGAATTTAGTTTTGCCGTGAATCTTTTTGTCATGGCAGATACAATACGGCGTAACACGGCACTCAGGGAGTACGACATCAAAGAAACTCCCACCGGCAGCCAGGTAATCTTTTCAATCCGGTTTATAAAAAATAACGGAGAGTCTGTATTCCTTCCCCGGGCTGTGGCTTGCGGACTTCCTTACAGTCTGAAAGAAAACCGGATGCGCGGTGTAGTTGCTGTTGACCAGCATGGAGATAAGATCGGTCATCCGTATCCGGTAAGCATAGACCTGATCACTGAATGGAATGGTAGAAAAATAGTCTTATGAATGGAATCAATCTATAACTCTGAGGGGGTTCCCTTAATCAGCTTCGGCAAAAGATCTTTTGTGTCAACCGCAGGGGCACCTGAGTCGAAGCTTATAAATAATCCGACTGATAGCATCGACTGGGCGGTGACTGTCGATGATTACCGCATTGCTCCCTGGGGAGACAATAATGACTTCCCGCAGCAGGCAGATCTACTGATTGAAAAAACAGGAGTGCTGAACACCGGCCTCAGGACTTTGCGAAATGTGATCCTGGGACAGGGTATATTTCCCTGCAGGGTGACCGGTCTGGATGATGAAGGAAATGAAGTTCTGGAACTTATCCAGGACAGAGACCTGTTGAATCTCTGCGGGGGGCGCATGGTTCGGAGATATTTTGAGCGGGCACTGAGGGATTACCTGAAATTTGGCCGCTGCTTCCCGGAGCTTATCCCGAATGCTGACGGGACAAAGATAGTGGGTATTAACACCATCAATGCCTACTACTGCCGTCTCGTGGAAGCCAACACCAGGGGAGAGATAGAGAACTGTATCATATCCGGAGACTGGCCCGAAAGTCCCAAGCCCGGGTACAAGCGGATCCCTGTGTTATCGGAATATGATCCTTACGATGATCTTCAGTCCCGCCGCCTGGCCCGCTCCCTGGGAAAAACTTCCCTGATCTATCCGCTCTCCGACACCTGGAGCAACCGCGACTATTATTCTCACCCCATCTGGTGGAGTGCGAAACTTGCCGGATGGATCGACCTGGCTCACCTGATTCCTCTCTTCATCCGTCGCATGTACGAAAATGCAATGGCGATCAAGTGGCACGTAAAGATCCCTTACGCGTTCTGGGATAAGATGTTCAAAAAGACCGATTACGCCGACGAAGCCACCCGGAAAAAAGCAATCAATGACTATCAGAATAAGATAGAGGAAAACCTTTGCTCTGCTGATAAAGCAGGAAAAGCGCTCTTTACCGGCTTTGAAATCGGACCGCTGGGAAAAGCCGAGGAGCAGTGGGATATTGAAGAGCTTAAGTTAGACATGACAGCTGCAGAGAAGCTAACCACATCCGCAGCATCGAATTCGGAGATCCTTTTCACTTTGATGATCAACCCCAACCTGCTTGGCGCCGGAATGCCCGGGGGTACTTATGCCGGCAACCAGGGTGGATCTAATATCCGTGAAGCCTTCCTTGTCAATATTGCCAACGCCTGGATCGACAGGCAGAACCTGCTGGATCCCCTGGAGTGTTACCTCCGGTATAACGGAGTTACTGACGTGGAGCTCCGCTTCCGCAATACGATATTAACAACGCTGGACACTGGCGCCGGCACTAAAAAAGTAGTAAGCTGATGTTTTTCTCAACTGTTGAAGATACGTTTTTGGAACAGGTAAAATTGTTCATACCTGCTTCCGCGGCTACAAGTAAGGAAAAGCTCTGGCCCTTTATAGAAGCGGCAGAAAGGAAATATATTCTTCCCATCCTCGGAAGGGAGTTGTATAATGATCTCTCAGCGTTTGCCGCAGAGGATTCTGCCTGGAGCGGTGAGGGAGAAGATATAGTGAAATCTACGGAACTACTCCGACTGGTCCGACTGAGCGAAATCAACCTTGCCTATTTTATCGGATTCGATATTCTGAACTCCCGGATCTCGGACCAGGGTTTTCAGCGTGCAGAGACCGAGAACTTCAAGGGATTATACAAGTACCAGGAAGAGAATATCCGGACCTACTTCAAGGAAACAGGATTCAATACCATCGACGATATTCTCCAATATCTGGAAGATTATATGGAGTACTTCCCGGAATGGGAGGGTTCTGCTTCCTTCACTCTGCGTCAGGCTTCTATCATTAAGGATACAAAAACCTTTGACGGTATTTGTTCGATTAATGGCAGTCGTCTGATCTTCCTCCGTCTTCAGCCGTTCATTAACCAGGTTATGGATATTGATATTAAAAATGTCCTCGGAGCCGATATTTATGAAGCGCTGCAGGACGAACTCTCCGGATTAGGATCAGGAGGCGATTATCTCGACCTGGCAGGGGAGTTAAAGAAGCCTGTTGCCTTCCTGTCTGCAGCTCTCCTGGTTAAGAATACGGGGAACCTGACAGAGAAAGGCCTCTTCTTTGAGAGCCGGTCCGGATCTCCTGATAGTATAAGCCTGACGCCCGGAGGAGTTGACAGCAGTAACTATGCTTTTTATCGTAGCACGGGAGAGCAGTATCTCGCGGGACTGAGGAAATATCTCCGCGATAACTTCGTCGACTATCCTGGTATAACCGGATCAGTCTACTCCAGGGATAACGACGGCAAAAAAACCTTCTTCACATGATTAAGGTTGCAATTCAATACAGACCTTTTAGTTTTCTCCCTTTCAAACATCGCAGGGATTTACTTATGCCCTCGCGCTGGAGCGAGCTTAACGATCGTCAGCTCGAGAGCATCCACCTGGCGCTAAGCGGAAGAACTCAGGATAATAAACTTATAAGTTTATTCCTCGGTGTGAACAGGTTCTTTGCACGTAGACTCGACTCCTATTCAAAATTTTGCATTCTCAGGCAGTTAACTTTTCTCAATAAGATAGATATCTGTGATAAATTCATCATTCGCAGGATCGGAAAGCTTCGCGCCCCTGAGGATAAGCTAAAAGATGTGACATTCGGCCAGTTCATCTTCGGAGACACTTATTTCCAGAACTACTGTGAGGGCAGGAAAAAGGATCTCGACCTGTTTATTGCCTGCTATTACACCAGGAGAAAGTTTTCTGAAAAGGAAATTGAACAAAACGCTGCAATCATTTTCAGGGAGAGCATTCATAAGCGGGAAGCCATCGCCCTTAATTACCGGCTTATTCGTGAATGGCTGGCTCGCAGATACCCGCATGTTTTTGAAAGGAGAGACACTAAGAAGAATGATAAAGGAAATGGCTGGGTTGGCGTATTTGATAAGCTTGTCGGAGATAATATAATCGACACCGACCGCTATGCCGGCACCACGCTCTCTCAAACACTAAGGTACCTGGATGACCGGGTGAAGGAACATTTAAAACAGAAATGACATGGCTGCAAAATTCGCTGACCTGGTTGAATATTTTAAGCAGATTGCCGAGCAGCATGTCGACATACAGCACAGCTCGTCAAAAAAACACTTCTTCCGTTTTGAACTGGATGAAGTAATATCAGGACTTGTCGTTAAGCTCA